TCCAAAGCCACCGCTGTAATAGGTGGAGACTGCTGCCATGCCCTGCCCTGCTGCCTTCAATGCATACGCTGCTGCACTTGGTTGGTTGATGGGCCTAAAGATCGATACCTGTTTGGCGGTGTGAGCAGCCATCTGTCTGTCTAAATTCCTATCCATTGTGGCACGGGCCTGCTGATCATTAAGCTGAGAGGCCCAGTTTAGCTCAGCCTCTTGACCCAAATAATCCCTGTTCAGGGCATCAATCGATGCGCCCGAAACTCCTGATTCCCCCGCAGATACCATAGCTCTTGAGCGAACTAAAGATGCCTTCTCCGCTACGGACTCACGCTCACGCGCATGCTGTAGCTGCTCCGCACGATTGAGAGCAATCTGATCAGACATGTGCGCTGCTGACTGTGCAGCCGTAGCCTTGCTCACCGCAATCTGATGCCTTGCGGTGGCTTCAGCTTGAGCCTTAGCTGATTGGTGCTGGGCGGCAGCACTTGCTGCGCTGATTGCCAAGGAAGCCGCCATCAAAGTGACGGGGTCACAAGCGAGTACAATGAAATCTGGATTAAACATATCTTCTAAATAATATAAATTTCCTTCGCTCTACCCCATACCGGGGGACATCTTGAATAAACTCAAAGCCCAGCCACTCCAGCCATCTAAGGTGTACTTCGTTTCTTGCGTCAATAACATTGTATAACAAGCGGTAGTGTTCATGCATCGTTGCTAGCCATTGTCGGCTGTGTCGGAGAAAGGTGGTGGAGTGGGTAATGAGATCGTCAGTTCCGACAAGCCACACCAAGCCACTCTGGGGATAAGCAGCCTCACGGCTACCAAATATTCCGCAGGGTTTTCCTGAGTAAGTGAGTCGGATCGTGTAGCAAGGGGAGGAGGCATCGATTCCATCTCTAATGACCTGTAGAGGAGGTTGTTTCGTGATGGCAGAAACTTCGCGCCGATCAGCCCCTCGGAGGTGTCGTGCAACATATAGTGCATCATCTTTGGTACTATGTTCAACATACAACCCTTTGTAGTCCCATCGCTTAACCTGTCCATCTGGTTCCTCTCGCATAGACTCTCCCTTCATAATCGAGACTTAAAAAATCAGCAGGGTAGGGTGTGGAGTTAGTGAGCTTGATTGATATTCGATCATTCCTGCCCATGATTCCAAAGGGGAAGAAGCCCTCTGAAAGGGTGTTAGCCCCTACAACCGCTGACGCATATCCTAGCTCAACCCCACCAAAAGTAAAGTTGTTCGTAACTGCTGTGTTCTGTGGTTGATGCGTAACAGTCACATCAAATGATTTTGCATTCGTAAACTCTAAGACTCCTCGTGTTAGCTGCTGCCGACCACCAAGCAGGACACCTCGGCCTTGTTGGCCTGTGTTCTTTCGGAGATAAGGCTTCGAGAAGGTGTACTCCATTGTGTAGGGCTCCCCTAAGAAAAACGATTGGCCGGTTAGATCAACAGCATTAAAGGTGAGGGTACTGTCGCCTACTAAGGTCTTCGCTTTATAGCGAGACCCTGTAGCAGCTAGAACGATCTCCACCTCTTCCTTTGCGAGAACAGCATAGTCTATGACTACCGTCGATGTGCCTTCGCCTGTAGAGTTATACGTAACTGTATACCCAGTAGGTGGAGACGCCCCGTTTATTAGCCTGCGCCTGTCGAGGTGTACCTGATGTTCTAAGGGTGCGTCCGACTGATCATCCTCAAATAGCATAGACTCCAGAAATACTGTATTGTTTCTACTGATCACCAGATAAAGGGTGTTCGCTATGAACTCCGCAGCCAATATCTGATCACCCGTCTTTCCCGTTTTATACTTGAACCACGCCGATTGGGTCTTGCCCCCTTGGCTATCCAGAAAATACTTATAAACATATAGCGATGCCTCCGAATTTTTGTCGGTTAAAACTGCAAGGATGTTTTCCTCGGCACACACCGACATACTTAAGATCGTGCCATCGATATACTTGGGAACGTGGGCGGTAATATCATTATTCGCCATCGTATCAATCTGATCAGGCGAGAGACCATAATCAGAGACACCACCAAACAGGGTACGGGGGAAGGTGAAGAATATTTTATTACCAGCTAAGACAGGCGGGGCTGTTGCTGAGTTAACGAAGTGAGAACTCACCGTAATCGAGGCCGACTTAGGCGACAGAAACGGCTCTCCTGTCAGAGAGAATTGCGTGAGGGGACTAAAGAGTAACAGCCTGTCTGCATATGGTATGGCATGCTTCAGGTGCGACACCTTGTTGGTGGCTGCTGTCACATCGATGGGCGCAGAATCCAACAGGGTTGCCACCGTGGTTCGGAAGAAGTTCATATACTCCCCAGCCTCACTTAACACAACATTCTCACCTGACAATACCCCAAGCCTATTCTTGTGTAGGAAGATATCTGTTATGGTGCTCCCCTCAAAACTGGGGAACGGATTAGAGTGCTTGTCTCCTGCATTGCAGCGGTTCCACCGGGGTCTACCGATGGAAAAGGTACGTTTACCGTTTTCATCGAAGTCCCGAATCAACACAACCGGCATGGTGTCATCTGCAAAACGATCTACCTCCCCATACCCAATGGTCTCCACCCAACGACCGTGAGAAAGCCTTGACGAGTCGGCTGTGTCGCTTTCAAAGCGAAGATAATAATCATCTGCTTCCTCTCTGGCATCACCAACCACCTTCACAACATGGCCATGCCTACAGATTTCAGGGAGCTTAACGGACTCATCCACCTCAAAGAAGGTGAGACTCATACCGTTTCCTCCGAAGTCATCAGCTATGGTAATCTGAAACTCATCAAGGGCAGGGTTGCTAATGGCGATGACGTTACCCTTTTGAATAACCTTCCAATCTTTATCAGGCGGTTGGTTCTCCCCCCAGCCACCTACGCGCTCAAGGCCATTGCTGAACCGCTGAATGACACCAATCATAGTTGAGACTCCACCCGCTACATCTGCATGTCTGAAGGTTAGTCCAAGGCCTTCCTCTTGGTGCTCCGGGTTGTACTGTCCATCAGTTGTTACCCGCCCGTCAGCTTTGACCATCTTGGGGCCGAGAACCTTATAGTCAGCATGACCATGTTCATCAGGAGCTATGTAGCAGTTGCTACCTAGCATCTCTGCAACACGCTGCGTTCCTATAGCCCGTTGACCCTTCTTATGTGCATCACCCGTCCCGCTTAACTGGTCGGCTGTAAGCCCTGCGTTGCCTGTCCACTTCGGAGTCTTATAGAAAAACTCCCCATCGTAGACTCGCCTCTTGTTGTTTCCATGACCAAAGTCTGTAGTCTTTACAGTTCCCGTACCGCCAGACGTAAGACATGTACCTCGAACACTCAAGCGAGAGGATGGGAAGGCGGTGTTTTCTTCTATCGTTAACGAAGGGGACTGTAAGCCGTGGGAGCGCGTGACGAACACTTTATCGGAGGTACTCCAGCCCAGAAATCCGATCACAAGGGTTGGAGAATCCTTACCTACGTAATACGTCCGATTCAGACGGTCTCTAGCTACGGCAGACGAGTCCCAATTGGCGGGACTCCCTGCAACGTCTCCAAGCTTGGCCACCTTGTTGTCCTTGTGAAGCTCAGCCCGATGAAATACCCAGTTATTTCTATCGCCTGCCTCGATGGTGGAATCAGTTTCATCGTATGGTATCCCTGACGAGTCACACTCAACCACCTCAAACTCATTCCGAAGGCGGGGTTGCCTTGCAAACTGATTCTTAATGTCCTCCACCACCGTGGTTGTAACAGCATCGTGACCCGTACCTTTCTTAAACCAAGGGAAATTAATAAATATTGTTAGCTCCTGCCCCGGAGTATAGAACACGGCTGCTCTGTCAGTACCGTGGGTTTCAAAGTAGAGAGTCCAGTCTTCTTCCTCCATCTTCCCCTCATCCCGCTCTATCGTATTTATGTGCTCGAATCTAGCATAGCCCGTCATCGCGTTGAATCCTCCTGACCCCCCACCGTATTTATGGATAGAGGGAGATAGATCATGCCACTTCTGGTTAGCAGGGTCTGTGGAGGTAAGCTGATGGTAGCCCTTGCGAATTGGGTCACCAGTAGCGGATTCTCCAACAGTATGTAGCTTTTCCCATTGCCAGTTCTGAACCAAACGGACTTTGACATCATCAAAACCGGCTCCATACTTTTTAGCCCTGATGGCACATATGGGTACGGTGTCATCAGTTGCGTTTGCAGCACCATACAACAAAGCCCTAGCGGGAACGGGGTCTGACCCAGCAGCGGGAGTGCCACCGTCATCCAGCTTTTGAAGTTTATCTACAGCCTCCCCCCCGATGTTAATCCTATAGGTTTTTCCATAGTCAGCCTGCTGAATCTGAATGAAGGCTTCAAAGCGTTTCTCGTTAGGAACGTGGCCTCCCCTGCGAACAGTCGCGGTGGTGTTAACCAGAAAGGTTGTGTCCCCTACTGTCGCTGCCTTCAGGTCTGTGGCTGGGTTATCAACATTAAGAAGATATTCGATTGCCTCCTGTGAGTCTTCGGTATCCTTGTTAAAAACAATCTCCTCCCCGGACTGAACATCATAAAGATAAGGGCCGGTTCCCTTCTCCCCTCCCTCGGCCATTATGTAGCCACCGTTCTGTCCAGCATAGGCCCAGTTCTGGTCAGCAGTATTGTCACCGTTCAGGACAGAACGATAATCAGTATCTATGAAATACCGCTTGGAAAAGTCATTTTTGTTGCTCCAGTATTGTAGGTGAACATCAATACCTGTGTCAGCTACAGCACCGGGATAATAAGATAATTCTATGGGGCCTACAAAGGTGATTGTGGTTGTGGTTGAAGACGCCACGATGGCGCGAGGGTTCTTGTCGCCCCGCCCTATCTTCATTAGTTGTCCCGGCTTAAAAACCGACAGGTCGGTGGTACTACCTGTCTTCCTGTCAATCTGATTATCGTCTATCTCAAACAGTTCTGTTGCAATCTGTGTCCACCCTACATCACTTCTATCGGGTAGCTGATCACCATCCAATGCATAACCATATTGATGAGCATGTATCCATTGTTTCGACGGATTTTTCAGCCAGAATTTATTAGCCACCTCGTTAGTCCGTAACGCTACTGGGCCATCAGAGGCTGTCCTGTGCATACAGACTATCTGGGCGGGGTTAACAATCGCGGCCCCCTGTTGGGTCAACAGATACTGTCCAGCCTGATAAATATAGCCAGCAGTTCCTTGGATATTCTGAATTGATGTCTTGTCTCCTTCTACAAAGTTGTGGCCCGGAGACGATGTGATGGAACCAAAGCGAACCGTGAGAACCCCATCAATCCAGAGCCCCTCTTCGGCAGTCCCTAGCCCTGTCAACCTGACGGACTCAATAAGGAGGCCTGCCTTATACCCATCATTACCGCTTGCTGAAAAGGCAGCACGGGTCAGTTCTACCATGCCTGTGGTTATCGCCGCGCCTCCAGAGGTGGCAGCTACCTTAAATGATTTCGCGGTAGTATTTAAGTCTCTAACAAAATACTCCTTACCGATCTCCAGCCCCGTCACAATCTGGAGATGCTTACTGCTTGTCCTGAAGAAAGTAAGGCGACTGCCGTTTGCAATAGCTCCTACTGCGTGGAAGGCAGCGTCTGTATAAGTAAACTTCGCACCCGTAGTATCATACTGAACCTCGGCTCGTGTTCCCTTGTTAACTACCACTACGTACTGTTCCACAGAGTCCCGGTTGATGGTGTGGATGAACGAGTTGCCACCAGTAGCACCGCTTACATTAAGCGAAGCGATATGCTTGGTAGGCGGACGCTTAACCAATCCCTTAATGTGGGACGAGAAAGCATTGATCTGCTCGACAGCTTGCGATGGATGCCGCTGTGACTCAGCCTGCTGGCTTACTCCCTGAGCAAGGCTTGTGACTGCATTCTTCGTATAAGGCATTACACTTTATAGAGGCTTCCAATGGGCGCAAGATTCGACGAGGTGTTTCGGTTAACTATGTAATTGGCAAGAGGCGATTGGTACACATTGTCATCTGCGTTATCAGATTCAGCATGTAGAAACTGAGCGTAGGCGTCCTGTTCCTCTTTAGCTGTGTACTGCACTAGCTGCGGATCACCGACATGACGCTGGGCAAAGATGCGAGCAGCCCTCATGGTGATGAAGCGTCGAGCATACTCAGGCAAGGACTCACCACCAAGGGTGTCCTGCTCAAAGGGAATCTGGTATACGATGGTAGCTTTGGGAGCATCAGTCCAATCGTAAGAGTTAGTATACTTATCGTAAATGAATCGCCCCTTGACTACGGGATCACCTTGGACAGCATAGATAGAGAAGTCCACATTAAGGGCTGTGGTTGGTGTACCCACCCTGTTGGTATAGCTAAACGAAATCCCTGTCGGTTGACTCGGAAGCACAAACTGATTAACTGCTGGGACAGATGAGATCGCATAGTCTTGATCCATTGTAATGGTGTCCCCCTTGAGAAGCCCATGAGCACTACTGGTGGTAATGGTTGTCGAGTATCCTGAGCTCACGCCCATCGACTCTGACCCCTTGGCCAGTTCGACGTTATAAAATTTATTAAAATGCCAGCCCTCTGTTTGGACGGCCTTGTCTACTTCTTCTAAAATCTTTTGGGCATCGTTTGCCTCACCCGCAGAGGCCAACGCGCTGATACGAGAGGCCCCGATGGTAGACAACATCTGGTTAATCGCCTCTATCTTCCCTGTAAATACTCCGTATGTTGCCATAATATTATAAAAAAGAGGGGAGCCCCCCCGCACCCATACAATGGGCTGTTACCAGCGGAGGGCTCCCCTTGGTTATTAAGTTCCCGGTTGCTGGCCGTCAGACCAAACAACTACAGATTCAGGCCGCAGCGAACCGTGACCCATGCTGTACTTAGACACGAACAGGTTGCCTTGACGATGAATCAGGTACTCCTGCTCAACCGTCAAGTCCATCAACTTCAAGGTAGCAAAGCCACCCTTCTGGAAGACGATACCCGCGAGCTTCGCACAATCGATAACGTAATCGTTGCCCGTAGCACCTGACCACTTGTGATCAACGCCGTCTTCATCAGAATTAGACAGATGATTGCTGGTGAGGAGGGTGATACCCGCCACACGCACAATCGTGCCTGCTGCCAACGAACCTTCGCCGCCCACATCCTTGTTGATCATGGACGAGCTAACAACATCCGTTCCCGAAGTGTTGTTGACCATCTCATAATACATCTTAGGAGTGACAATGGCGTAGCGATCACTCTGCGGAACATCCTTCTCGTCCAGAAGACGAGCCGACTCAAAGAGAGCCTTACGAATACAACTCGCATTCGGGTTCTTCCGTAGGTTGTCCGGGCCACCAACGTCTGCCTCTGCATGGGAGGTGTTAACCGAGTCATACAGACCCGCTCCAGCATTAGTTGGATGCTGTCCCGCAGCCGCGTCAGAATAGATAACTGATCCACCCTTGAGTTGACCGGGAATCCAAGCAGCCGATGGGACAAGTCCCGTTGCGTCTGTGCCAGCCTGCCCGTTTTTCGCGCCCGTCTTGACAGCGATCCGCAGCACATTCTTATCGAATTGATTTGCGAGTGCTTCACCAAGCTGGTGCGTATACGGAGCACGGACATCGAAGTGAGATACCAACTCATCGATGGAGGCAATGAAGGTTGAAGCCATCAAAACCTTATCGATGTGGATCAGGACTTCGTTCTGCTTGAACTCGTTGAGTCCAGCAGTACCGTCAATCCCACCCGTGGTCACACCCAACGCTAATATGTCAGAGCCGGGAGTGTAGTATCCTGCGTTCGCTGTTCCGATTACTGGAAACTGCGCCGATTTCCCCTTCGTGATCGTGCGGATCGTATGAAGGGGCTTCATTATGTTCTTCTCATCGAAGACCGTTATAACTTCTCCCGCGAATTTCTTCAGGAAGAGTTCCGTTGAATTGGTTCCCCAATTAACTGTACCACTACGACCGCGACCGGCGACTGTAGCAGATTGATTCGTGAATAATGTTGCCATAAGGCTTATCCTTTCTTGTTACTTATTAATATACAACTAACGACCATAGCACTCACTATGGTCTCACTAATCCCTTCGGATTTGCGTCCAAGTTGTCTGTCGTAACAGGCTATTCGGCTTCCCCTACAGGCAAATCTAATGGCCCCGCCAACCATCCTTCAGGCAGAGTGACTCTGTTTTTAGAGAGTTCCCACTCTGTGCCTGTCCAATAATAGACATGGCCTTGGAC